TGGTCAAGCGGCTGATGCCTTCCTCGCCGATGCCCAGCATGGCCGCCGCGTCGCCGATTGCTGCCAGCATCGGAATGATGTCTTGCGACGCAAATCCGAAGGCCAACAGTTTTTTCGATGCAGTTAAAAGCCCCGGCAGTTCAAAAGGAGTATCCGCCGCAAAGGTTGCCAGATCGGCGAGCATTTTTTCCGCTGCCTCGGCGTCGCCCAGCAGCGTGGTCAAGGCTTTGCGGCTGGCATCCATGTCGCCTGCCAGTTTGATGCTGGCAACCCCGAAAGCGGCGAGAGCTGCGGTCGTGGCGGCTAGGCCGGTGGCAATGCTCTCCGACGCTGCCATCGCTTCCGAGCCAAGCCCTTTGCGGAGTGCGCGCTTGGTGCTCTCCCATTTTTTCAAAAAGTCGCTGTTGTCCCCGCCGATAAAAATCGTCATCGAAGCGTTCCCGGCCATAATCTCACCCCACTTTCGACAGCAAGTCTTTTATTGCCATCTTGGCTTCATCTTGCGTTACTTTTGGTTTTTCTTTCGGCTCCCGGCCGAGCAGCATATCCACCGTAACCGGCTTTTTCAGATCGCGTGACGTGCAGGTGTTGATAATGGAAGCCACAAAACCCGCTGTCATTATCTGTTCCTGCCTGGTTCGCCAGTGATAGCCTTCCGCCAGTTCGTAAAACTCGCCGAAGGTCAGGCGTCCAAATTCCCATGGTTTTAATCCCAAAGGGCCGTAAGCCACCGGCGCGGCCTTTTCGATCCATTGGGCTACGGTGGTTACTCGTTTCCCTCGTCTGTCTCTTCTTGCGCGTCTTCTTCACCGGTTAGGCTCTCGCCCATAATCTTCGATGCCTTGATGGCTTCCCCGATTTTACCGGCCAGTTCCCCGAAGCTGCCGCCGGCTTCCATGTATTCCTGCATCATCAGCCCCACTCGCTGCAAAGTGATCCCTTTTTCCGCATGCTTTAAGCCGCCCCAAAGCAAAATGCGAATCGCCGAAAAGCCAGCCGCCATGGGATTGCTCATCACATAGAGCAGGGATTTTCCTCCCATCAGTTCTTCCATCTCGGCGGCTGAGTTTATATCGTAGCGAAGACGGCGCTCCTTGCCGCCAATCGTAATAAACACAGGTCCTGTCATCGTCCATTCCTCCATTTTCAAGAAAACAGGGTGTACAGTCCAAACTGCACACCCCATCCGTTATGCCGCGGGCGCAACGCCCGGAGTTGTATGAGCCGAAACCGGAGACGCCGTCAACCCAGCGCAGGTCCCGTTGGCAATGGCAATGTTGAGAGTGCTGTCATTAGCCGCCGCTGATAAAGCAGTAAGCTCCACTTTTGTTCCGTAGCCGCCTACGCTGAATTTGGCGGTAATCGCGCTGTCTGCAGCTAAAGCTTCTCTGGCTTTTTGCGCCACCACAGCCGCCGAATCGTTGAGTGCCACGGCTACGCTGATGGCTTTCGGCGAGCCAGTCATCCCGGCGGCAGTCACTGTGAAGGTGGCATTGCCGGCAGTCGTAATGGTGCCGACAACCTCAGCCGTTTCTACCTGTTTGGTTCCATTTACTTCTTCCGGCGCACCCGCTCCGGCCAAAGTGATTTTATATGTCGCCACGCCGTCATGCGGAGACTCTTCGCTCAAATCGGTAATGGCCGCATAGCCTTGAAATTTCGATCCGTCCTTGCGGACATACCGCACATGCACCAACTCGCGGTTGGCAAACACAGTGAGCAGCTTGGCACGGCCCGCATCAATGCTTAAGCCGGATGCGTCGGTCAGCATCACCGCATCGGCATCAATGCTCCAGGACATCATGCCCGGTACGCTGGTTTTCCAGGCTCCCGACTGCTTATTCGATGCATCAATTTGCTCCGCCGTCAGGCTCAAGGTCGCGCCCCGCTGGCCGCCAATTACTGTCCAGATTGGGATTTCGGCTGTACCGGTATTTACTTTCAGCAGAAAATCCACGCCATCGCTTGGAATCAAAGGCATCTTTCATCACTCCTTAGTATCAATAATCGTAAACTTGAAGGTTACCGCCGCTTCACGGTGCGTTTCTAGTCGTTCCACCGAATGGCTGTCCACGCTTGAAAGAACAACCTGCCACGCATCGGTTAAAACCAGTGGCTCGTTTTGTATCGCCGAAATAGCCCGATCGCAAAGCTCCGCCACTTCCTTGTCCCCCTGGTACTCGCTGTAGACCTTAAGGGTAGCCATGACGTCCGCTCCGCACACCGTTTTTGTACTCCAACTCTCTGCCGTCGTGTCAGTCAGCACCACATAGGGTGCTTTTTTCCCTGCCGGCACATAGTCATAAACCGGAGCGGCCATCTGCCCTTTTAGCCGCTCAAAGAGTGCCTTTTTGAGCGGTGACACAGGGGATCGCTTCACCGTCTCACCTCATTTCGCACCGCTGTCCGGATCTTTTCTTGGATGCCCGGCATCAGCTCACGGCGCGCCCGCTCGGCAAAATGCTTGCCCTTCACACCCCGTTTGGTGCCATATTCCTGTAGCGGCGCGTGCGGGGCTTTGGCTCTGACCATGCGAGAGATGCCGTACTTGCCCTTGCGGTTGACTATGCTTTTTCGAAGCAGGCCGCTTTTGACCGGTGCCAATGAGCGCTCACGCTTACGCACCTCTTTAGCGCCTTGCTCGGTTTCCTTTTCAATGGCCTGGCTGACATTGGTAGAAATGAGATCCCCGAAGGAAACACATTGATCAATTCCGGTTACCCTAATTGCCGGCCGCATCGGCCACCACCTCCCGGCATTCCAGTCTTAAAAACGCATGCTTTTCTTCCACATCAATAGGCGGCCCGATCTGCTCAAAAATGCGGCCGCCGTATTGAATCCGGTCCGACACCGCCACATCGCGGCGATAGCGAATAATGATGCGGTGTAAAATCTCAGGTGTTAGCTGCTCGTATTGGTCTACCGTCTTGGCGGTCACCGCCATAAGCTTGGCCCAAACGGTGGCTCGCGTCATATAAATCGTTTCATAGCCGCCCTGATCATCCGGAACCTGGGTTTCCTTCAGCAAGATGCAGCGGCAGTTCAGTTCTCCTGGATTCATATCATCACCTACCAGAGATGCGCGCGATATGGGGAAAGAAGAACATACACCACATTGGGAATATCCTCGCCCGCGCGCTGTTCATAAAAATGTCCGATTAGAATCAGCAAGGCTTGTTTAACGGGAGTTGGCGTTTCACTCGGCAGTGGTGCTTGCAGATAGTTTTCTGAGTGGGATATCGCCGCGGAAAGCAAGGCGGTGAGAAGGGAATTTTCCTCCTCACCGTCAATGCGCAGGTATTCCTTTATTTCCGTCAGTGTCAGCGGTTCAACCATTGGTTGGTTCCATGAGGCCCGCGGCTTTTAGCTTGGCAAGAAGCGAATTGAAGTCCGTCACCAACCCCGCTATGGTAGTAGCCGTACTGTCAGCCTGAAACGCGGCTGGTATAAAAAGGCCCACCACCTGCCCGCCTGCTACAATCTCCAAGGTGCCTCCAATTACGGTTCTCTCCCCGCCTTGCTCCGTATAGTTTTTGACGTTACTCATCGTTTCTCACCTACGCTTTCATTTGCAGCACTTTGACGGCTTCGGCAAGAATCAGCTTGCCGTCGACACGCTGAGTGGCCTTGAAGCCAACCTGCCCGGTTGCCGCATAGAGTTCGTTGAGCCGCTGGAAGGCTCTACCCTGGCGGTCCGCCACCCAGTAGTAGCTGAAATCGCCAAAGGCGATAGGTTTTGCAGCCGCCGCGATAGCCGGAACATACGCTGAGGTTTTCAGCGGGCGGTTTAAAATGGTATCCGGCTGGCCCGCGGTCACCGAAGGCTGCCAGAGGTACTGGCCGTTCCCGTCTTTCAGCTTGCGGATAGACTTTACGGTCGCGTCATTGGTGACGAATACGGCATTCTTGCGGTACGGCGATTTCAGGGAATAAAACAGGTCCATGATTTCATCGATAGTGATGGCGGTCGCGCTGGCAGTCGTGATTCCCACTCCGGCACCGCCGGTGGCATTGAAAATACCGGTAGGTTTTCCGGTTCCGTCGCCGACAAAGAAGGCTTCCTCCTCTTTCGCCCCAATGCGCCGGCCAAACTCCTTGGCAATATATTGCTCCAGATTAAACGCACTGTCGTTTAAGAGTTCCTCTGATACCTTGATCATCGTAGCCAGCTTGTAGGCTCCGATCGATACCTGACCGAAGGCATCATCTGCTTCGGGAATCGCGCCTTCCTCGTCCACCCAGGAAGCGGTGCCCTTGGTGGCGACCACCGGAATTTTACGATCCCCCGAGGAGGTGGTAATGATCGTAGCCAGTTGCCGGAAAATGTTTTCTTCCTGCAGGGCTTCCACCAGGGTGCGCTCAAATTCATCCGGCACCAGGTAGCCGCCTTCAGAGTCGGTTCCAACTTGCAGGGCGTTTTGCACATCAAAGCTGTTTTTGTTCTTCATTGCTTTCCAGAAGGCAGCTTTGTATTCGCTCGAAGCCCGGCCGGTTTTTTCCGTTTCCTGGTGCTGGCTGGGTTTGTTCGTAATGGCGGTTGAAGTGGGCTTGGACAGTTCGAGATCCAGAACCGCTTGGCGTTCCAGGCGATCGATTTCCTTACCCAAGTTCACCACATCGGTTTCCATCTTTTCATAGGCGGCCGTATCTTCCGCAGACAGCAGACCGTTTTCATTGCGCCGGGAATCTAAAAAAGCTTTGGTGCTATCCCAAAGCTTGGCGCGCTTCTCGCGCAGTTCCAGTATTTTATTCATAGTGATTTCCTCCCTGTTTTTTATTTCAAGAGTTCAAGTCTAGTCAGCAGTTCTTTGTGCGGTGTCCCCGCCAATGCAGGCTGCGGCTTCTCTTTTTCCCTGGGTAGCTTTCGAAGTAAAGCGTTGGTGACGGTGATGCGATCAAAAATAAAACCCTCTGCCGCATCCTGTGCATCAGGCGCGTAGAGGATTTTATCGGCAAAGCCCAGTTCCACCGCTTTTTGCGCGCTGAACCAGGTTTCCGCGTCCATCATATTTGAGATTTTGCCGCGCGGCAGGCCGGTCCGCTGTTCATAGGCGTTGATGATACTTTCCTTGACCTCGTTCAGCAGCTTAATGCCGCTTGCGAGATCAGCCGCTTCACCGAAGACAACCGTGGCTGGATTGTGGATCATCATCATGGCCACCGGCGACATCACAATTTCATCGCCGGCCATAGCGATCACGGATGCGGCACTGGCCGCGATGCCGTCAATTTTGACTGTTACCTTGCCCTCATACTCCTTGAGCATGGTGTATATCTGGCTGGCCGCAAACACATCCCCGCCTGGAGAATTGAGCCAAACCGCGATGTCACCGGCAGATGCCGTAAGCTCGGCCTTGAATTTTTTCGGGGTGATATCATCGTCAAACCAGCTGTCCTGGGCGATATAGCCGTCAAAATACAGGGTGCGGCCATCCTCGTTTTTTACCCAGTTCCAAAATTTCTTCATTTGCTTCCCTCCATTCCCTTTGCATTCTTTTGGGCAAATGCCCCCGCTTCAGCCAGCTTGGTCATGTTGCCGTTGATGAGATACAAGTCTCCGCCCAATTCTTCTGGTATTCGGTTGAGGTTTTCCAGTTCGCGGATGTCGTTGCTGGATAGCCAGCCGTTTTGCCTGCCCACGGCGTAGCCGTTCATCCGGCTCTGGTAGTCGCCGCGCAAAAGTCCGTCCACGTTGAATTTTACGAAGTACTGCCGCTTTTCGCTTTCACTGAACAAGGCTCGCTGTATGGCTTCTTCCCAGCGAACCACCCACGGGTCCAGGGTGTACATGACAAATTCCAAGGACTGCTGCTCAATGTTGGAGAAACTAGATTTCTCTAAATCGCCGATCATATGTGGCGGGATGCGAAAGATGCGGGCAATCTCGTTGATTTGGAACTTGCGAGTTTCTAAAAACTGCGCCTGCTCCGGCGGTATGCCGATGCTTTGAAACTTCATGCCTTCCTCCAGCACAGCTACCCGGTGGGCGTTGCTGCTGCCCTGGTACACGGCGTTCCAGCTTTCCCGGATTCGCGCCGGGTCTTTGACCACGCCCGGATGCTCCAGCACGCCTCCAGGACTAGCCCCGTTGGCAAAAAACTTGGCGCCGTATTCCTCTGTGGCAATAGCCATACCAATCGCGTTTTTGGCCATGGCGATCGGCGAGTAGCCGATAAGACCGTCAAAGCCAAGCCCTGGAATGTGGAGGACTTCGTAATTGCGCAATAAAAATGTCTGACCATCCTTTTCATACTGATAGTACAGGATTCCCTGATCGTTCCGGTTGACCAGCATTTTGTTTGGCAAGAGCGGGTACATGCCGACCACTCTGCCCCGCCCGTCCCGGATGATCTGCGCATAAGCATTGCCCCATAACAAAAGATGCCCCATCAGTGTTTCACGAAACACGAATGAGGTCATCTCCGGGTTTGGCTCGCTGTGGAGCAGATAGTAAATTGGATGGTCCATAGCTTTTTCTTTGCCGTTGGCTGTATAACGATAAGTGTGCATTGGCAGCGAAGCGATGGTTTCCGCCAGAATTCTGACGCAGGCGTAGACTGCCGTAGTCTGCAGCGCCGTCCGCTCATTGACCGTCTTGCCGCTGGAGCTTGCGCCGAAGAAAAAGCTGTAGGCACTGCCCCAGAAGCTGTTTTTCGGGCTGGCTCTTGTTTGAAAAAATCTTGATAGAAATGGGATTTTCATGAGTCACCTCCTAAAAATGGGCGCAAAAAAAGCACCTGTCAAGACAGATGCTTTTTTGTTCTAAAGCCCGTACCGATATTTTTGATATATCTCAGCCAAACTTCTTCTTAAATTATTTGTTCAACTAATCTTCATGTCTTGCACTGAGGCAAGATAATCCTGAATCGAATCTATGGGCCTTTTCCCTAAGTTCCGGTAGCCCAAATGAGGTCGTTCGAAGTTGTAATGGTGAAGCCAGGTATCAAGATCGGCTTGCAATGCCTCAACGGACTCATAGAATTTTTCGCGGAAGGCAATTCTGAAGAATTCATCCAGTACAGTCCGATTGAACCGTTCCACAAAACCATTGCTTTGTGGCCTTTTGATCTGCGTTCGCCGATGCTCGATGTCACTGAAGGCCAGATATAGCTCGAAGGGATGCGTCTCCGTTCCGCAAAACTCCTTGCCGTTGTCCGTCAAAACGGCTCCAACCGGGATATTCTTCTCCCGATAAAAGGGCAGCGCCTCGTTGTGAAGAACGGCTACAGCACACTCCGGCACTTTGCTAGTGTGGAGAAATCCGAAGGCAAATGAACTGCACGTATCCACCACAGCATGGAGATAAACCCGGCCTACACCTTTTAGAGTGCCCACGAAGAAAGTATCTTGGCCCAGTAGCTCTCCCGGCCGCCCAGATTCTATATGGCGCTCTTTAAAGCAAGGATTATATTTCTCGATTTTACGAATCTGTTCTGCCGTTAGCACCATTCCTTCGGTCAGGTGTTTTTCTTCGATCCGCAGCCATCGTTGGTGTTTCTGGCCCAGATTATGCCGGATGAGGATCTTCTGAATGGTCGGTGAGCTGACGGAAATGCCTTGCAGCTTAAGATACGCCGACAGCTTGATGCAACCATAGCCTGGGTGCTCCAGGCTGGCGGCGATAATCTTTTCTTCAATTTCCGCACAGGTTGTTTGTGGGTGGTTGTGAACAATCGGCGGCAAGTCTTTTAAGCCCTCAAGGCCGTGGGTTTGGAACCGCCGTTTCCACTCGTAGAAGCTCGTCCGATCCATCTTGGAGTGGCGACAGGCTTCGGACACATTTCCCAGAGCCTCCGCCAATTGCAGTACGCTCAGCCGCTGAGTTGCCAGTTTCAGGTTTAAGTCCTTGGTAACGGTCTTCTGTTTTTCCATTCTTTTCATCTCCTTGTCTGGTATCATTATTGCCAGACATGAAGACTAGTTATACAAATTATTCATTTGTCCAGATTCAATTTTATGCGAATTTGGCACAAATGAATTACCATCTGTAGTGATCTGTCCTCTAATAGAAACATGACTCAATATCTCTTCTAACATACCCTTAAAATGCACTATATCATTTTCAATGGCAACCTCACAATTTGGTATATCTGATCCGCTCAATAATTTGTTGAAACTTTCAATAGCGCATTCTATATCCGAAAAAACACCCACTGAAAAAGGAGCTGTATAATCCACCGTTTCAATAATATTTCTAATGTTATTACTGTGAACTACACCGAGAAAATCCTTTATGACCTTGTCGTTTATATTATTTTTATTTAATAGCGACCTTATATACTCTTCATGGCAGGCCTTCATTCCGAGTAAAGAATCCACTGTATACATTTCTTCGTTGTCATCAACTATCTTGTGATGAATAGAGCACAACAATATTAAGTTTTCCTCACAATCATAATCTCCGTAATTAGGATCATGCCTAGGTCCATTGCTTCTTTCAGAAATAATATGAGCAACTTGCGATATATTGCTCCCTGATATAGTCAAATTGCAATTACACCCAGGAAACGCACATATATTTCCAGACTTTGCATACAAATTTTTAATAACTACATCCCGAAATCTACCCATTTTATCACTCCAATCGATTGATATTCCCCCTTATTTTATCACTCATGTCGTAATTTACAAAAACAAAATCCCTCTCGCGTCGTATACACTGGTATCGCCTTTATTTCGTATTGAGCGGTCTATCGCCATAATAGCGGCGACAATTCCGTCAATCTTTTCTACAGACTTTTCTTTGTCCGGCTTGATGTTTCCCGCAGGGTCCTGACGCATTACCACGTTCTGCGCCATCCATTTGAGGACAGGGTTTCCGCCGTGGTTGATGCTGCCCTCCATCAGCAGCTTATAGAGTTCCTTGGATGGCGGAGACATATCCTTGTATCCCTGTCCGAACGGAACAACCGTAAAACCCATATCCTCAAGGTTCTGCACCATCTGCGTGGCGTTCCAGCGGTCATAGGCAATTTCTTTGATGTGGTATTTCTCACCCAGTTCCTCTATGAACTTTTCAATAAAGCCGTAGTGAATGACGTTGCCTTCAGTGGTCTGAATATAGCCCTGCAGCTCCCACACATCGTAAAGCACATGGTCGCGGCGGCACCGCAGCTCCAACGTATCTTTTGGCAACCAGAAGAACGGAAGCACAACGTACTTCTCGTCCTCCGTTCGCGGCGGAAACACCAAGACAAAAGCGGTGATATCCGAGGTGCTTGAAAGGTCAAGCCCGCCATAGCACTCTCTGCCATGGAGCGAATCCATGTCGAGGGGAAGATCTCCCCGGCTGTAGATATGCTCCGGAATCCAGCACACGGTCGCCGATGTCCAGATATTTAAGCGGAGCTGTTTAAACACATTTTCTTCCGCAGGGTTTTCCAGTGCGTTTTTATAGGCTTCGCGGACACGCTCTATAGTGATGGTGTGGCCGAGAGACGGATTTGCCTTGTACCAGTTGTCTTCATCATTCCAATCGTCCTGCTCAGTCAGTCCATATACAACAGGGTAAAAAGTGTTGTCTTTTCTGCGACCTGCCTTGATGTCCAGCGCTTTGGCGTGCAATTCATAGCAGATGCTGTTCTTGTCATTGCCTGCGGTGGTGATGATAAAGAACAGCGGCTGCTCGCGGGCATCGCCGGAGCCTTTGGTCAGAACGTCATACAGCCTGCGATCCGGCTGAGCGTGAATTTCGTCAAAAACAAGACCGGACACGTTCAGACCATGCTTGGTCCCGGTTTCCGCCGAAAGCACTTGGTAAAACCCGGCATTGGAGTAGTTCACAATACGCTTAGTGGCGGCTGTAATCTTCGACCGTTTTAACAAAGCCGGCGACATCTGCACCATCTGCTTGGCCACGTCGAACACAATGGAAGCCTGCGACCTGTCGCAAGCGGCTCCGTACACTTCGGCGCTGGGTTCGTTGTCGGCATACAAAA